CAACACCTATTCCTTAGCTTTCGATGGTGTGGATGATTATGTTGACTGCGGAACAGGATTAGGTAGTTCTTTTGGCGTTACAACTAATATATCTATTAGTATGTGGATTAACCCAAGTGTTACAAGTGGAAATGATTTATTTTTCAATATAGGTAGTTTTTCTAATAGTTTTGGACAAATAGCTTTTCAATTACTGTCAAATAAACTTTATGTAAAATTAAATAATGGCGCAAGAAGTTATAATGTTGCTTATACAAATACTACTGATTGGCAACATTTAGTATTTGTATATGACGGAAGCAATAGTGCAAATACAAAAATGTATATAAACAATGTAGAACAAAGCACAACGGCTGCTGGTGTGTTTCCAAGTTCATTAGATTTAAGCAACCTTAAAACAATAATAGGCGCAGGATATTCAGTAAGTTACACATATTCAGGCTTGCAAGATGAGGTTGCAATTTTTAATTCATCGTTAACCTCTGAAAACGTAACTTCAATTTATAATTCAGGAGTTCCTAACGATTTAACGTCACTCAACCCAAGTGCTTGGTATCGCAACGGAGATAACGGCTCTTACAAATCTCCACAATGGCTAATACCTGAGAATAGTAATGTTGCTAATTCAAGAATATCGAATTATTCATTTTCATTTGATGGTGTTGATGATTATATAGATACAGGCACAATATCTTTAGGCGGTGCTTCAGCTTTTACAGTTTCTTGCTGGGTTAAAACTTCTAACACAGGTGTTTTAAATTTAATGGGAGATAACAATTTAAGATATACAGTACTTTCACTAAATAGATTAGATTTAACTTTTAACGGTTCAGTTGATTTCAGGAGTACTGATTTTCTTTTAAACAGTGGTCAATGGCACAGTGTAATCACAACTTTTGACGGTTCTTTAACACAAGCAAATAGATTAAAAGTTTATGTTGATGGTGTACAGGTTACTAATGATTTATCAGGCACAACAAGCACAACATTAACAGCAAGCGGTGATTTTATGATTGGCAGAAGGGGAAGTTTTAGTCAAAAAGAATGGAACGGCTTTATAGATGAAGTTGCAATCTGGAACAGCGTTCAAAATGTATCTACTATCTATAATTCGGGTATACCTTCAGATTTAACATCTCTTTCTCCTTTAAATTGGTGGAGAAGTGAAACATCTACTTTTAGCACTAATTGGACGGTTACAGATAATGGTAGCGGAAGTTCAGATGGAACATCTGCAAATATGACCATAGAGGATAGAATAGGTGACGCACCTAATAGCACCTCGAATGCCTTAAGTTACAATATGACTGAAAGCGATAGAGAAACAGATGTACCAAGTTAAAAATAAATTTATTACCTTTGTAAAAACAATTAAATTATGCCAACAATACCAAGTAATGAGCAGTTTGTAGGAATAACCTCCACTGTGGATTTAGCTGAAAGAGGTTCAAGTCAAACTAATAGTGCGAGAACTATATATACCTATGCGGATATTAAGAGTGGAGCCACAGGTGCTACAGCAACTACAGGCACTGTAATAGCGTTTAATGAGTCGCTAATATATAACACATCAGCATCACCAGGAACAGGAAACATAACTAACTCTTTAACTGATGCAAAACTAGGAATAGTACAAAAGATTTATCATAACGATGGCTCATCTCCTACCGTACCAGCAGGATGGGTATTAATAGGAAGTGGGACATACACAACAAGTGCATTAAATATTATTTTTGCTGAGTGGTGTGGAGGTACGAGAGTAGAATATTGGATAGTTTCAACATAATATATAAAACATGGAAACAAGATTAAATAACTTAGTATATGCTATTTGTAACATAGCAACAGATTTAGCAAACATTGATTTTAGTCAAGTAGGGCAAAGTTCTGCTGGAACAATTAGAAGAAGTTTAGATGACACTCTCTTTGTAATTAAATACAATGCCGAGCCTACATTTATAAAGGATGGCACAGTTGTACCAAGTCAGACGTTAACACACGAAGAGGCACTTACCTTGATGAGTACTTTAGAGTGGTCAGAGCCAATAACTGAGGAAGTAGCATGAAAATCTAAGTCAAAAAAAAGAAAACGTAAACGAAAAAGGATGCGTTCCCATCGAAGGAAAAAAAATGGAAGAAAAAATAGATAAACTAATTGAAGGTCAGATTAAGATTCAAACCAAATTAGAATCTATGGAAGAAAAAACCAACGACCAGGAAAAAAGAATTAGGTCTCTGGAGACTAAATTCTGGACAGCTCTTGGAACATTCTTCGTTGGAATCGGAACTTTTATTGAAGGTTTATTTATGAAGTAGCTATGAAAAAACTACTACCCTTAATCCTATTCTTTCTATTACCACTATTAAATTTTTCTCAAGCCTTACTCCTAATGCCAAATGATGGTCTTTGGTATACCTACACCACCGATGACGCTCTATTATTTGACGATGGATATAATGCTGATTATGCTAATGATGGATTAGGTGCTTTAACTATTTACCCATTACTAGGAAATATAAACGCCACCGTAGGTTTTTTTGATGTAGAGTTTAACTCTAGCTGTGGTTGGGATGTGTTTGAGGTGTATGATGGTGAGGATTTTAGCACATTGATAGGTAGCTATTGTGGAACAACAATTCCGTCTTATTTTGAATCTACTCATCCTACAGGAGCCTTAACATTTTTTTGGTCTACCGATGGTAGTGTAACCTACCCAGGTTTTGAGATTAGAATAGGAAATACAGGGTTTGCGTTACCGATAGAGTTAATATCTTTTACTGCTGAACAATTTGGTAGTGATATAAACCCTATAGTTATTATTGAATGGGCGGTAGCTTCGCAGGTAAATAACGACTACTATCAGATTAAAAGAAGTATAGATGTAGAGGACTGGCAGGTAGTAGCCACTGTTGAAGGTTCAGGAAACAACAACACACAAATGTCCTACCAGGTAGTAGACGACAACCCAATAATAGGCACGTCATACTACATGCTATCGCAAACAGATTATGACGGAACTACCGAAGATTTCCTACCTATATCTTTAATAATTACACCACAAAAAAAAGAAGTAGTTAAAATATTTAATATCTTTGGTCAAGAAGTAACCCCTGAATACCAAGGAATGGTAATTAAACTTTACCGTGATGGCTCAGTAGAAAAAAATTTAAGTAATGGGAGATTTAACTAAAAACTTTAGCAAATCAGAGTTCAACTGCAACTGTGGCTGCGACATGCCAGAGGAGGTGTTTGATAACGTTGAGGTACACGCACAAAACCTACAGACAATTAGAGATTTCTGTAATTCTTCAGTAGTTATAAACTCAGGGTACAGATGCCCTAACTACAACGCTAAGGTGGGTGGAGCTTCAAAATCCCAACACATGACTGGAAACGCTAGCGATGTGGTCATATCTGGATATACAGATAGTGAGGTTGCGGACATAATTGAAGGATTAATAAGAATAGGAGCTATTGACGAGGGTGGATTAGGAAGATACAATACATTTACCCACTATGACCGTAGAGGTACTAAGGCTAGGTGGGATAACACTTAAACAAGTAAACATGAAAGATAGATTATTCTCAAACTACGTAACCACAATACTAGGATTATTAATTATTATATTCTGTGGTGCTATGATATTTATGGAAAAAGCCACTATTGAGGACATGTCAGGGTGGATGACCACAGGATTATTATTCTTACGTTCAAAAGATTCTTTGATTGCGTTACCGAAGTCTTAAAATATTTATTATATTTGCAGCCGTTTTAGTAGGATGTACTCCACAAAAAAAACTAAATAGGTTGATAAAAAAACACCCAGAGTTATTACAAATGGATACCATTAGAATTATTGATACCGTAGTTGTTCCTCAGTACACCCATGATACTACAACATTTATAGAATATCATGACAGTGTAACAGTAATAAACAATGAACGAATTAAAATCAAATACTTCTACGACACGCTTCGAGAAACAATCCATCATGAGTACACATGCTATGGCGACACGGTTTTTTCGGAGAAAATTGTACCGTATGAGAAGGTCGTTATACAGGAGCTTACTTGGTGGCAAAAGTACGGAAGTGCGGTAATGATAGGAGGGTTCCTATTGTTGTTTTTATTAATACTAAAGAAGTTTGGTAAACTATTGGTATAATTTCTTAACTTTGTAAAAAACTAATCACAATGGCAAAAATAAGTACATACGCAACCGCAACACCAGCATTAACCGATATGGTTCCAGGGACAGATACTGGAGAAGCTAACGCAACAAAAAACTTTACCTTTGAGGCGATAAGAGATTTCATTAGTGGTCAACACGCAGACGTTACAAACGTACCTGCTTCCGCTGGCTCAACAGGGGTTGCTGGACAACTAGCCGTAGATACAAACTACTTATATGCATGTGTTGCTACTAATACGTGGAAAAGAGTAGCTATTGCTGGTTGGGTTTAATAAATTAAAATAAAATAAAATGGAAAAAATAAAGAAAGTAGTTAAGTCACCTTTATTCTTGTCAGCAGTAGCTGGTGGAATAGGATTAGCATTATTAATTAAGGGTGATATATTATACGCTGGCATCGCATTTGGTGTAGGTGTAAGAGAGTTCTTACTAGCGTTCAAAGACGCATAACAATCAAAATAAAATATAATGGAAAAGAAAATGACCCAAGAGGAAGTTGACCAGCTGCGTGAACTTCAAAAGAAACTATTTGACGCAAGACTAGACCTAGGAGATGTGCAGGTAGCAATTTCAAGACTAGAAACAAAAAAGAAATCCTTAGTATTTGACGTAGAAACCAATTCAGCAGAGTTAGGTAAGTACCAGGATGGTCTTAATAAGAAGTACGGTGATAAGAAAGTAAACCTGGAGACAGGTGCGTTGTCGTAATGATTAGAAAGATATCTATAGGGGCTGATTATAAATCTAGTGCCATGCATTATGTTGTGGGACAGGATGTGCTGGGTGGTAGTCATAAAATACATCACATAAGACAAGAGTCAGATAATAGTATTAGGATATGGATTCTAAAAGGAGATGAGGTTTATCTCTGGAAAGAATTTAATGCTAATATGCCTGTATCTATCGAGTATAACATAAACTTTTAAACAATGGAAGAAACAGAGTTAAAGATGAGAATAAAAAAGTTAGAAGAACTTTTAACGGGTGATATGATGCAGGATATGGATATTAAGGATGAGATTCATAATATTGAAATGAAAATAAACGGCACTAAACCTACAGACTCACACTTTGACTGCATTGGTTGCGGTTCATGAGGTCTACATTTCAGTTCTTAGTAAAACCAGTAGATGGTAAGAGATATAGTCACACTAAAAAAATAGGTGATAAAGATTTTATTGTTAGCTCATCACAAGAGGACCACAAGGCAACCAATAGGTTTGCTGAGGTACTATCTATACCTATAGCTTATGATGGAGAGATTCAGGTAGGCGACACACTGCTTGTTCATCACAATGTATTCAGGAAGTATTACGACATGAAAGGCAGGGAAAAGAGTGGACCCTCTTTCTTTATGAATGACTTATTCTTAATTGATTTCGACCAGTTTTTTTTATATAAAACAAAGGACGGATGGAAGGCTCCATCTCCCTATTGTTTTGTAACACCTATAGACAAGAAAGAGTCATTACTAAAAACAAAAGATATAGAGCAAGAGCTCATAGGTAACATTAGATATGCTAATAAGGATATGGTATCTATGGGTTTAAAGGAAGGTGATTTAATATCATTTCAACCAGAGAGTGAGTATGAGTTTAATGTAGAAGGGGAAAAGATGTATAGGATGTTTACAAAAAATATTTGTATATTACTATGATGGACATTAAAAAAATCAAGGAAGACATCATAAAAGCTGGTGAGTTAGCTGTTAAGCAGCTAGTAAAGGTAGCTAAGGAAGATATTATAAAGCCTGACCCTGATGATGAACTAGCTGCCGATAGATTAAAGAATGCAGCCGCTACAAAGAAGTTGGCTATTTTTGATGCCTTTGAGATTTTAAACAGAATAGAAGCTGAGAGGGCTATGTTAGAAGATAGTGGCTCTAGCACAAAAAACACATCTAGTGGTGGATTCGCAGAAAGAAGGTCAAGATAATCTTGATTTACATAAGGTAATAAAGTTAGATGCAACCACGTCTACCATAACTACTAAGAATAAGGCTAAATCATGGAAGTACGGATACAATGAAAAGTATGACGTTGTAATTATTTCAAAAAACGGAACGTTAGGGGAGGTTTACGAAATAAACGGAATTAAAATAGGATTGCCTAAAACACCTACAGATTTAAAAAAAGGAAATAATAAGTGGGTTGCTGAAAACTATCCAAAAGAACTTAGCAAGATAAGAACAATTTTTGACTGGAACAAGCGAGATAACCTTTTTAAGGATAAATGGGTTGATTATATAGAGTCAGAGTTCGATAGGAGAGAGGATGGACATTGGTTTATAAATAATGGAAATCCCACCTACCTAACAGGGTCTCACTATATGTACCTACAATGGACTAAGATAGATGTTGGTAAGCCTGACTTTAGAGAATCTAATAGATTATTTTATATCTTCTGGGAGGCTTGTAAGGCTGACGTTAGAAGTTTTGGTATGTGTTACCTTAAAAATAGACGTTCAGGGTTTTCTTTTATGGGCTCTGAGGAGTGTGCTAATATAGGAACAATATCTAAGGATTCAAGGATAGGTATACTATCTAAAACTGGTAGTGATGCTAAAAAAATGTTTACCGACAAGGTAGTTCCCATTACATTAAATTACCCATTCTTTTTCAAACCTATACAGGATGGTATGGATAGACCAAAGACTGAATTAGCTTTTCGTGTCCCTGCTAGTAAGATTACTAAGAAGAATATGTATAACGCTGAAGAGGATGAGTTAGATGGTCTAGATACTACTATAGATTGGAAGAATACTGATGATAACTCCTACGATGGTGAGAAGTTATTGTTGCTAGTACATGATGAAAGCGGTAAGTGGTTAAAACCAAATAATATATTAAACAACTGGAGGGTTACTAAAACATGTCTTCGATTAGGTAGTAAAATTATAGGTAAGTGTATGATGGGCTCTACATCTAACGCATTAGACAAGGGTGGTGATAACTTTAAGAAATTATACGAAAGCTCTAGTCCGTTTGAAAGAAATAACAATGGACAAACAAAGGCAGGCTTGTATTCCTTGTTTATACCTATGGAGTGGAACTTTGAGGGATATATAGATGAGTTTGGTATGCCTGTTTTCTATACACCAGAGAAACCAATAAAGGGAGTAGATGGGGCTTGGATAAATACGGGTGTTATTGATTACTGGCAGAATGAGGTTGACTCATTAAAGGGAGATGCTGATGCATTGAATGAGTTTTATCGTCAGTTTCCACGAACAGAGTCTCACGCATTCAGGGATGAGAGTAAATCATCTATATTTAATCTAACTAAAATATACCAGCAGATAGATTATAACGATTCATTGATAAAGGACAGGTATTTAACACGAGGCAGCTTTCACTGGAAGGATGGTATAAAAGATACTAAGGTTATATGGACACCTAACAGAAATGGCAGGTTCTTAGTTTCATGGATACCAGAGGAGAGATTACGAAACAATGTTTTCAAAAAGAACGGCAAGTATCACCCAGGAAATGAACACCTAGGTTCGTTTGGTTGTGACCCCTATGATATCTCAGGAACGGTTGTTGGGAAGGGCTCTAATGGTTCATTACACGGGCAGACTAAGTTTAATATGGATAACTGTCCCTCTAATGAGTTTTTCTTAGAGTACATAGCTAGACCACAAACCGCAGAGATATTCTTTGAGGAGGTATTAATGGCGTGTATATTTTACGGAATGCCAGCACTAATAGAGAATAACAAGGCTAGGATACTGTATCACTTTAAAAACAGAGGATATCGTCACTTTTCCATAAATAGACCAGATAAGACCTATAATAAGCTCTCTAAGACAGAGAAAGAGCTTGGGGGTATGCCTAACTCGTCTGAGGATATAAAACAAGCACACGCATCAGCTATTGAGTCATATATAGAGAAACATGTAGGTTTTGACATGGAGGGTACATACAGGGATTCTGAGGAGATAGGTTCTATGTTTTTTAGTAGAACATTAATAGATTGGGCTAAGTTTGACATCAACAATAGGACCAAACATGATGCCTCTATCAGCTCAGGACTAGCAATTATGGCAAATCAGAAGCATATTTACACCCCAACTAAAGAAGAGTCAAAAATATCTGTTATCTTTGCAAGATATAGTAACAAAGGAAACATAAGCCAAATCATTAAATAAATGAAGGAATCTACCATAGCAGTAAATCCTACTAATTTTCCCAATCAATTAGCAACTGACGCTCAGAAGGCATCGGACGAGTATGGATTACAGGTAGGTAAATCAATCCAGTATGAATGGTTTAAAAGGTCAGGTAATAGTTGTAAGTATTACAATCAATGGGTTGACTTCCATAAACTAAGGTTATACGCAAGAGGAGAACAATCAGTAGCAAAGTATAAGAGTGAGTTAGCGGTAGACGGTGACTTATCCTACTTAAACCTAGACTGGACACCAGTTCCTATTATACCTAAGTTTGTAGATATAGTAGTAAACGGAATGTCTGATAGGTTATTTACGGTTCAGGCGTATGCTCAGGATGCTATGGCGGCTGACAACAGGAAGTCGTATCAGAACATGATAGAGGCAGATATGGTGGCTAAAGATTTCTTACTACAGAGCAAGGAACAGTTTGGAATAGATGCATTCAATACAGCAGCTGAGGATTTACCTGCTGACGACCAAGAGCTACAACTACACATGCAGCTTAACTATAAGCCAGGGATAGAGATTGCAGAGGAAGAGGCTATCAATACGTTACTTGAGCAGAATCATTACGCAGATATTCAGAAAAGATATAACTACGATATAGCTACAGTAGGTATGGGATGGGTGAAGCATGAGTTCTTACCTAACTCAGGTGTTAAGGTTGACTACGTAGACCCAGCCACATTAGTATATAGTTACACAGAAAGTCCTACGTTTGAGGATTGTTTTTATTTCGGAGAAGTAAAGCAGGTGCCAATTACAGA